TGTTTTTTGAGGCTGATCTTATAAAGGCCAATGAAGTATTTTGAAATAAACCCATTCTTTTTGTGCTAGTCGTTGAGGTATCTGTGCTTGTCATTACCTCCACAAATGTAAGTTTTTGCGAAGCTGTATCCGGGGTTATCCAAAGTCCTGCATTGGTTATGCTAACCGATGAACCAATTCTAAACGTCCCCCTTGGGTAAGCACCCGATCCACCCGCCGCTGTAAACGCGGCATAGACCCCCGTTGTACTGTCCTTACTAGCGATATATGGATTGCTTGCGGCTTCAGCATGAATGGAATATAACGGTGTATTTGTCCCTACCCCAAATTTTGCGCCCATGACAGAGATGTAACCACCAGTTCCGTCAAAAACGATGCGTTCAGAACCAGAGCCAATACCGACATATCCATCTTCACCAATATTAACGCTTGCCCAGGTAGGTGAGGCATCACTCGAATAATCCTGATTGAGAACGGTATCACTTTCAATCGTGATACTTCGATCCGCACCATCAACAAGGATATTAAGAGTACGGTTTGCAGTTGATTCCTCATTCCATTTCAAAGTCAACCAATTAGATTCATCGATATCGGCAAGCTGAACCGTTCCAGCGTTTGCCAGCATCACCGTTTCATCCGACCGAATCAAAGACGGCAGTTCGCGCAATGTGATATGACGATCACGCGGGTTTCCACGATTGGATTTCCCCCAGGAAATTTCAATGCTTTCCTTCGCTTTTTCCAAGAAAGACACTACGCTCGGGTCCAGGCCTTTTAGGCTATTTGTGGCCGGTATTTGAGGTATTATGGTTGATTTGGTTCCCATAGTTCATCCATGGTCGTAGCGATAACAAGTTTTATCGTTTGAATCGTTGTATTACTGATCTCGAATTCCCATTCACGATCTGTGAAGCCCCCTGGTAGCCTGAACGGAGAATCGTTAGTGATGCTTCTGGTTTGTTTCAATGTTTCACCGGCATACGTTTTGAGGGTTGCGGCATCCTCGCCAGCTTCGGCAGCCAACAGATCCTCGCTCGCCTCAGTTACAAGCCTGTTACCGCTTTCGTCGATGAGATACACATCTGTCTCATTGGTGCCGAGTAACAGGCCTGCGCCAAAATTGGTGGGCGTCTCAAGGTGTTCTTTCCTGCTTTTCCAGGTGTATAGCTTCCCATATGATGCTATATCCTGTTCGAATCCAAATACATAGTAATTGGTGTCTGCGCTTAATGCGAGAATGTATAGAACCTTACTTGCTGGATCCACGTACCCATCCAAAAATTGAAGGGCATTGCCAACCGGATAATTTTCAAGGGTGAACGTCCGGACATAAGGCATGTCGGTGAAAAGATCAAAGGCATACCCGGTATTGGCATTTATTTCGAAGGCATAATACATTTTGTTGTACCAAAAGCCTATGAAGTTCTCAGGGGACAGGTTCGACCATTGCTCCTTGGTATAAATTCCATCCGTCAACATCTGCGTTTCGCCAGCACCCGTCACCAGCATGAGGCCGTTCGGTGTAGCGTAAAGGACTCCATAGGGCGTACTGACAATGCTCCTTTTCGCAACGCACTTCTCTCCATTCGTCAACCGATCAAGGATCATGCCCTCTGGATCGGTACCCACCGCGACATAAGGATGCGTATTGGTCATGACCACGAGGGTTGCCCCATGGTGACCGAGACCCACTACATCGGATTCAACGAGTTTTATGTATTCTTCTGGAAAGGCATAGGCAATAAAAGGCTCATTCAGGTACACTTGATTGGACACAAATGCGGCCATGAGACCATTGGAAAAAGAAAGGAGGCCTTGCGCCGTAGCAGGAAGCGGATCGTAATCATCGGTAGCAAGAACAGCCCCCAACTCGGCATCCGGGGTAATGGCGTAATCGGAGCCATCCCGGTCAATATGATCTTCTGTAACCGCGGCAATCGTTTCTTCCCCAAGATACTGGTATTCTTGCCCGGTTGAAGTCGCTGCAAGGCGATATACCCGGATTTTTGTGATATTGGTGGCTGCTGCCCGTTCGGCTGTCGGCGTCGGACACGTTATTGTCACGTATTCATCGGTATAAACAGTGAGGACATCTGACGCAGGGGAAGGCACCGACTCCTCGCCCCAATCCGTGACATATGTAAAAACGTATTGGACAACGGCCTCAATAGTTGTCCCGGGACTCCCGTCATCGGTTTTCGCAGTCGTAGGCGTACCGGCAGGCCCCGAAATACCCAGATTATAGGTGGTTGAGGCAACGGCACTCGAAAGGGTGTCATTAATCCCCGATTCCCTCATTTGTTTTGGTTGGGCGCCATCGGTATAATAGAATCGATCGCTGGTGCTATCGTAAATCCAGGATCTGACTACATCAACGACGCTGGCCCATGATTCCCATTTTGCCCCGCATTTGAAGATGAAGGCGGGTGTGGCTTTCTGCACGGTTCCGGTAAGGGTGTTGTAGTTGCTCGGTTCAATCATCCCCCTTTCAAAATTGCAGTTCAACGCGGTCTGCGCGTAATTCTGCGGCAGGCGAAAAGGGGTAGCCTGTGGCAATGTGCCTTTAAAGTTTTCATAAACTATTTTCATGCGGCTTTTACCCCTTTGCGTTTTCGGTATCGTAAAGCTGCTCTATCGACTCCTTGCTACCAATGGCGTCCAAAAACAGTTGCCCGTGTTTCAGTGCCCGGGCCGCTGCATTTGGATGGAGTGAGGCATCTATTGAAAATGCCCTGAAAAGAATGTAATCCAAAAGCGCATCTTTGTAGATATCATCCAAATTGATATTACCGCCTGCCGACAACTCTGACGGTGTCGCAGCCCATACGCCTTGGACATAACCAAAGCTCGAACTAGGCTGAGGCGGGTAGACCCAAAACCGTTTGGGGTCGCGTAGGTCGGCCATCCAATGCTTTACCGTGGCTGAGGCCGTTGCGGTATGCCAATCGGGATCAGCCGCGTCCATAACGACCTTATCAACCTTGGTTATTGCCGCCCCCTCCGTGCTTCCATCGGTCCCCATGTTTCGCACTATGTCTATAAGCACGGTTCCGTCAACGGTTTGCAGTGTGCCTTCTACGAGAACAAACGCCTCATTCTTGACGTAGGCGTCCGGTTTTCGCGTGATGATCGCTACTTCACCATGTGAGCCGAAAATGATCAGATCGGCAGCATCCCACCGGTCATTGCCCTCATCGTGAAGAAGGGTTTCAGCACGATCTACCAGGTCATTTACTGCGGTTGCCATCCTCAAACCTCTCAAAGATTACGTTTTCAAAAATTCTTATTACTTCATGTACCGCTTCATCATAATCGTATTTGTCATACCCCCAGCGTCCTTCAGCGATATCCCTCATTTTGCCAAAAAGCCCGCCCTCAACAACCTCATGAAGTGCAGTAAGCCTTAAATTCCTCTCAGTTATAGGATATGTGCCCCAATCAGTGTTTAACCTTATCCTTGCCCAACGATCTACGCAGTTAAATGTTGTAGTCGCTAAATTGTTGCGTTCCTTGGTGTTTTCATGAACGATTTCCCACTCATAACCATAAAGCCCAAAGATTTTAATCCAGCGCCTACACTCCTTCTCGAACACATCAAAATGTTTTTTTGTGGTTTTCATGGTTTCCCTTTTTCTTTTTTTGGTAAATCGGCAAATTGGTATATTTGTCAATTTGTGTAATTATATAAATTCCCTCATCCTGACCTGTGCCGCCCGTTTCGTTCCCCCATTAATCTTCTTCCACTTCGCCTGATTGTATCCGTCATTGAAAAGCTGCATCTTTTCTGTCGAGAGCACCGGGTCATACCATGGCATAGCTTTCATGCCAAAAAGTTTCGATAAAGCACCATTGGCAATACATCTACGATGTTCGTTGTAAAGAAAATCCGGGAGCGTAGCGCAACTATCATTTGGTTTAAGGACTGTTTTCACGAGCAATCCCTCGTCACTGTCCACTGTGGGAATTCGCCATAGGTGCAGCTCCTGGTCCTCATTATCCACCCAAAAGTGTGATGGTGTTGGCGAAGTAAGGAAGATCCACGAACCGCTGTCTTCGAGATCGGCCTGATTCACAGAAAGAGGATCCAGGGTAACAAATTGGTCATCATCCTGCCCGTTTTGCTTGTATTTCACGTTGTCAACGATTTCGAGTTCAGCGTATTGAGCACTTGGGACGGTCAGCGTATAGTCCTGGGTATCTTCGACCACGTCAAGCCTATCCAAGTCATACGTCCATAAATGCGTTTGCTCGCAAAACTCTACCGCCGCTTCCCTGACAGCCCATTCTATTGATGGCCAGCTTCCTTCGGGGATATGTGGGATGATCAAGGGCCGCCATTTTGTTATTGCCACCGTGCCCATATTTTACCTCTTATAATTTGGGTCTTGCTTTTTCATCGCGTTTCGGTATGTATTTTCGTCCGAGCTTACGCAGAGCCGCGTCCATGTATCCGATGAACCGCCCACGTTTATCCACGGCCTTTTTTTCATCATGCCACGGCATATCTTTCATGTCCAAAAGATAAGCCAGCGCCCCCGCCGTAAGCGCATCATTGTATATATTGAAAAGAAAATCTGCTACAGTGGTGTCGGTATCCCCGGGTATGAGGTTGACTTTGACAAGTAAGCCTGAAGTGCTGTCTGCATTTGGAATGGGATAGAGGTTGATAGGCGTTATAGCCTCGTCGTGATAATAACCGGAGGGTGTACCTGTTTCGTACTTCCAGTTTTTCCCGGTTGTAGAAAAGATATCCTTTTGATCCTGCGGTATCGGTTCCAGGGGAATAAATTCAGTGTCATCCTCACCATTGGCCTTATAATGCGCCTCGTCAATGGCAATAAGCCTGCCCGATGTCGGTGTCAAAGTATATCCGGCCGTGTCGGTAACGACGCTGATACGGGTAAGAGACTCGGTCCATACAAGGGTTTCCTCGCAGAATTCTATGGCCGTATTGCGTACCGCTCTTTCTATAAGCGGGTCGGGGACGCCCTGGATGACCGGCAGAATATTTTTACTCCAATCCGTAAGATCTGTAGCCATTTCATTTTATCCTTCCCGGTTTATCGGGGAGACTCAAGTAATCGCTTTTTTCGATACGCAATAGCCTGCTCTCTCAGGTATTCGAGTTTCCGCCGTTTGTCGAGTTTGATACCGTATTCTGCGAGAACATACGCCTCAATTGCCTCAACGTCTTCCATTTCTGTGATCTTTTTTATTTCGGGGTCATCGGAAAAGTCCTTATCCTGCAGGTCCCTTTCCAAGTCATCAGGAGATTTCCTTTCCTCGGGTTCTGGAATTCCCGCTCCCCGTCTCATAAGGGCTGCTGCCGTCTCCTCGATTTCTTTATCAAGTTCCTCCAGTTCCTTCGCATGATCAAAGACTTCCTGATCAAGAACCGGAGCTTCATCCTTCAACATGGCCCTCAACTCGTCAAGCCGCCGTTTCCTGGTTTCGATCTGTACCTTTGCAATCTCCGGATCATGCGGTACCATATCCCTCCGCTTCTCGAGGGTAGGCGTCGAGATATAAATGGTACCGGTCTTTACCTGTCTGAGATATTTTACTGACATTTATTTCTCCTTTGTAAAGGCCCTAACTCCGGGCTTATACCGGAGTCAGGGCATGTTTTATGGTTTACGGTTAAGCGGTGAGATCTCCAATCCAAAACACTTTCGCCCACAACTCAAATTCAGCCGTGTCCGTCGCGTTATTGAATTCGACATCAATGCTCCCATTGGTGATATAAAGCTCACCACCAGGCACATTGTCACTGCCAAAGCCATCATCATCGGCCGTGGCATCCGTGACGCCCGCCGTTTCGATATCCATACTTGCACCCCAACCGTCTATATCGGTCCCGTCCTCGGTTTCCGTACTGGAAGTGACTCCGATGTGAATGGTTGCGGTTGCGCCTTCTCCGGTAATCACGTAGATACCACATTGTTCCACAATGGTTCCCTTGGGCACCCAAAATGCTTCAAGGATATCGTTTGCCGCGAATCCCGTTGACTCAAGGGCAACCGCCGTATTGGGCGCTGCTACGAGGGCCAGTGCTGGAGCCGCGTTCGCGCCATCCGCTACAAGCGTTGCAACGTCGATCCGCTGCCGGAGTAAGTTCATACCGGGGCCGGAGTATCCCAATCCGTAACCCGCGCCTTTCCATTGATAAGTAGACATATCAATTATTCCTCCTTTCTTTTTAGACTAGCCTTTACGGCAGTAGAAATCCACGAGGGCCGATGTCTTGAGCACCTCGTACCCATAGACATTCAAGCCGCGAACGATGGTCCCAAACGTCCTTTCACTACGCAGGGTCTCCATTTCGGTCATCTGCGCGGCAAAAGAAAGGGCACTGATCTGCCCGGCCAGAACGTGATAACAGGTATAGGTATCGCTGACGCTGGTCAACAGATTCGAGGAATAAAGCGTGAACCTGTCAATGGTCCCCAGCCTGCCATTTCTCATGATCGAGGTACCATCACCGGAAAGACTCGCGTCCTTGAGGTCACTTTTTTTGATCATACCGGCAAACCATGCGGGAATAACCACCCACCGTTGCGTTTCCGGGACGTCTTGCTCATCAAGAACCGTTCCCAAATCCACAAGTTTTTCCAGGACGTTGGCCTTGGTGACGGCGAAAGCACTGGCCGTCGCCCCAAGATCAATGTCACCGGATTTCGCGCCAGCCGTCTGGCCCTTATTGCTTGAATGGGCGTCGGCATAGATATCCGCGAGAACCCCTGTATCGATGGCAATTTTCATCTGCTGCCCGGCATCATCACTGAATCTGTCCATGAGGGCTAAATCCGTCTGATACTTGTCGATGTCGTCACAAATGAAATCGAAGTATTTACCTTTATCGATTAACAGTTCCTTGTTTGTGGATTCAGGCCGCTGGTGAATCAGATCCTGTCCTTTGGTGTAATCATTGATATCGATATCGGGCACTGTACGAATATTTACCTTATCCCCGTGATCTTTGATTTCACCCTCATAATCCGTATTGGATATGGCCGCTAGGACGGTCGCCGAATAAAACTTGACGAGCATCTTGCTTGACCATACCTCCGGGACGAACGTGCCGCTATATTGCACTGTCCCTGCTGCTGCTCCTACAGGCATAATTGCCTCCTTTCGTTACGGAGTAAAGGCGATATCAAAGACTTAAATCGGTCTTAGCTCACCTTACCCGCCGCTATTGATCGTTGAAAATCGCTTGAAATCTTTTGAAAATCTTCAATGGACAGCCTTCCCTTGGTAAATTTCGTGGAGGCGTCCTGCATCTGCTCGCGTGTTACAATATTGAAATTCTGAATTGAATTATCGGGGGAAATGTCAGACCCCGGCCCGTTATCCGGCACAACTTCGTCGCGGATATCGGGTTTTGATGGCCCGGTTTCTTTGGTTTCATCGATATACGTTTTGAAAAACTTGATCACTCTGGAAGCGTCAAGATCCTCGCTTGCACCTTTGAGGATTTCATAACGCGTTCTACCGGACAAACCGTCGTGCTCATTGAGCCATGTGTGAAAACCGGGATCTCTGTTGATTTCCTCCCAATTCGCAACGGCTTGATCCAAAGCAGCGAAATACCTGTCCTTGGCAGAAGTGGTAATCGTTTCACCAAACGTTTCGACCTTGGCTTTCAGTTCTTTCATATCAGATTTCAATCTTTGGTTTTCGTTTGCCAGCGCATTATTGGCATTAACGAGCGTCACCATTTCCTCACCGTAACCCTCGAAATCCTCTGCATTTACAGGCTTGACGCCGTCAGCGGCCTGGCCGGACTCCGGGTTGCCCTCATCATTACCGGGCTGTTCTTCCGGTATTTTGTTGGACATGGAAATGATAAGATCGTTTTGATTGCTGATGGTCCCGTTGGCCTGCACGAGGGATGTTCTTAGCTGATCTATCTCACCGCGTAGCTTCGATATCTCAGTATCGTATTTCCCTTTTAACACCTTGTATTGCTGCTCATAGGTGTCCTGCTGGCTTCCGGTATCATCTGCCGGTTTGGGGTTATCGTTTGCTGCGGGATCGGGGGCAGGTTCGCCGTTGTTTATTTTGACGGGCGTTCCTTCGGCCATCTGCCTTAAAAGTATGTCGGCATTTTCGCCTTGCTTTCTCACCGCTTCCGGAATGTTCGGATCAATTCCTACTGCCATTGTTTTCCTCCTGAGCCGTCTTTACGGTCTTCAGATTACGCCTCCCGGAGCCTGCCAAGGGCCGGTGTTCCGAGATGGCAAATAAAAAAGCCTCGATGGATAGAGAGCAGGGGAAATACCCCTGTATTCTTTATCTAACGAGGCTTAATATGCGTGTGGTTGGCTTACCCTAAATCGCGTCCATGGTGGAGGGGATGAAGGGCGTTATGTGTTGTTCTTGAATCTGTTTTTTATCTCAAATTTTTACATTCGTAATCACATGATACTCTTTCCTGTGATCATTCATAATAACAATCCTGGTATCACGCGACTTACCGCGCTTTTTCTCGATAGGCCATAAAATCAGGTACGCCAGTTCATTCTTGTAATTTATGTAGGTTCCTGACAAATATTCTTTTCCGGGTGGGTACTCCCGGCTTTCAGGCCAAATGTTATGGTGCTTGAATAGCTCATTTAGCTTCGAGAGGATAAATTCCCTGTCTTTCGGGTTTTCAAGATTTCTGTTTTTGCGTTGCCAATGCTGTATAATTTTCCTCTGGTTTACCCCAAGTCTTCTGATCGCCGTGTCTACACAATTTTGCCACCAGTACCAGGCGTGTTCCTGCGTATCGAATACATACGCTTTACACTCCTTCAAGAGAAGTCGGTAGTTATCAAGGTCGCGGTCCCCGACTTCCGAAAGGGTAAGGTCTTTGGTCGCATCTATGATCTCAGCCATCGCCCACCACCTTTCCAACACATTTTACCCACCTGCGGCCCCTGCTGCGGCAATCGTACTGCTCGTAGACATAGCCATCGAGTTTGAACATAAAACTGGGTATTGCCAAAGGATCACCCGTAAAGTCCTTCGGTATTTTTTCCAACTTCACCCGAGGTAATGTGTTTTCCGTGGTTTGACCGTTTTCCGGTTCTTGAGCGGTATATTTTTCCTCGTCAACGATCATGCTTTCGTCGTTCTCGGGTGCGGCAATTCCGTGGACGTTTGCGCGCAAAGATATATCGGCATAAGTTTGATTTTCAACCGTTAAAGTTTGTTCATCGTATGACATCAGATTTTCTCTCCTTTCAGCATTTTTTCAAGTAGACTTACTATCAGCTTAAACCCTCGAATGAGGGCTCGGATAATTTGTTTGTGGGTATCATCCATATTCAACTTTCAGGGAAGACGGGGCAAAATCCCTGAGACGATCCCAGGGCAAAATCCCCGCCACCCCCTGAGCCTTACGGCCCGGGCGAATTTTAATTATCTACAACCTCGACCTCGTCCTCACTGATTCAGCTTTGGCCGCGTCATCAACTTTATTCGCATCTTCCACGATCTTACGTTCTGCGGGTTCCACGACAAACTTTTCATAGAGGGTGAACGCATCGTCCGGAAGTTTCTCCTTTTTGTCCAATTCCGTAAGGACTTCCGCAACATATTCCACTTTGGCCTCACTCAACGTAATGTCCTTCGGTATTTCTTTACCTTCCGGGTCCATCGGTGCCTTTTTGGCGTCCAGGCCAATTCTCACCTGGCCGTCAGGCCCCGCTTCTTGGACAATGCTATCCTGTTCGTCTTTCTGAAGGCTTGCGGCTTCCCTTATTTGCCTTACCATTTTCAGGGTTTTGAAATTCCCCTCTTTCGGCAGCAAATTAAAAAGCACAATACGTTCGATAATCGTTAGTTCCATTTTGTTTTTTTCCTTTTGCTTGGTTACGAGATCAATGTTTCCAAGGCCGCCCTGGTCGCCGTGCCTTCGCCGAACCAATTCCAAAGTTTCGTTTTGGCACTTGTTTCCGCGCTTAGATCGACCATGCCAAGAGACAAAATGATACGGACACCCTCCTGTTGTTTTTGGATCAGACCATCATATTCCCCGGCATCAATGCACTCGAAGACTTTATACGATGGGTAGATATGCCCAGGATAGTCCGTTTTTCCAAGCAGAGAATATCCCAACCCACCACACCGGGGACAATCCTGAACACCACCTTCACCGACCTTCCCGTCTCCGTTACACATTTGGCATACCCGGTATAATTTTACCATGCCCCGACCTCCTGCTGTTTTATTCGCTTATCTCCGCTGCGATACCACCCGCTGTGTCAACCGCAGGCATATTGCCCCATACCGCGCTCGCATCATCATCCTGCCAGCAGTCGGCTCCGACAGCCATACAGTTGCGTACAATGATGTCCTTGGTAATGCCTGTGGCCCCGGTACTGAAAACCTGATTCAGCTTGTCGGCATGATTGGACCAAAAGTTGTAGAAAAGGCAGTCCACAAATTCATTGAAATCATCGGCACCACTGGTATCCTGCAATTTCACGATGGGATACGTTGCGTTTTCAGCTGCGGATATGATCCTGCATCGCTCGAAAATGTTCCGATGGCAATTACCGTCAAATTGGATAATTGAATTTGCGGCCGTGCGCGTAATAGTCGTAAGGCCGATGGTGCAATCCTCGAAATAGTTTTCCTCCGCACCGTCAAGATGAAGATTCATTGCCCCGGCCCTGGCTGCTGGCGTTGCGTGACCAATACCCGCAATATGTACATTGAAAAAATGGTTTCGGCCACCGGACAGATAAACATTGTAAATGTCGGTATCTGACGACGACCCCCAAAACCAATACATATTGGCGAACGTGCACCCTTTTGCCGTGATGAGCATGTTTCCGACCGTCTGCGCGGCCGCGCTAAAAAGCCGTGCCCGTTGAGCGATCCGCGTTGCGGCCGTTACACCGATAAAATGAGTGTAATCCTTGTCCCATGTCAGAAGTTCCGCAAATGCCCCCGATGAATTATCCTGAAGGTAATACAGAATATCATTTTGATTCGCGGTCAAGGCCGCCTCAGCCTTTTCCAGGGTGTTGAACGGTGTTCCGGGTGTTTTCCCCCTGTATCCGGCCCCAGCTCCGAAGTCCAGGT